AGTGGTTGGTTAGGATGTAGCCCCGCTCTTAGCTGCCCTAACTCCTGCGTCCAGAATCTTTTGCATCTCCGTCTCGATGAGCCGGAGGCCCGACAACTTCGTGAATGCCCGTTCGCGCGCTTCGAGCGACTTGCTCTCGGCCCACTCGAGGATGCAGTCGTCCGCCATGCTCTCGATCAACGACTTGAAGCGGTTGTCGTCGAGCAGCATGGCGACCCACTGCGCGTCCTGCACCTGCAGCTCGAGCGACTTCTTCGGCTTCGGCGCGACTACCTGTAGTCGAATCATCCCACTCTCCTACCCGAGGGCGACCCCCGGGAAGTTGACGATGCGCGTACCGCAGCGGCCGCACACCAGCTCGTTGTACCGCTTGAACACCCACCCTTTGTGGCAATAAGGGCACTCGGGGACGGCGTCGGTCGCCGGCGGCTGCGGCGCCGGCACCAGGCCAGAGTTTCCGTCTTCAGCCATCAAGCTCCCCCAACTCCAGCAGGATCGAGATCACGAGCTGCTCCTCCGTCGCCTGGTAGATCGCGGCCGCCTCCGCCGCCACCTGCTCGGCGTGCGACCGCACGATACCGCCGACGATATGCTGCGCGTCGGACACCTGTTGCGCACTATGCGCAACGGAGACCGGCTGCAGCGTCCCACGAACGCGCTCGGCGTGCTGGGCACGACCGACGGCCTTGGCTGCCTTCCGCGCTTCGGGTTCGCTCGCCTGATTTTCAACGACAACCCGCACGGCGGTCTTCGGCGCCGGCGTCGAGGTGGTCTCAGCCGTCGCCGGCCGGCGAACGGTTCTCCCGGACCGGAAGACGTCGTAGACGAAGCGGCGTCGAGGCGCCGGCGGCGGTCCCCCGCCACTCGACGGGGCGATCGCGGGGTTGACCGCCTGGCCGACGCCGGCGTCCAAGAAGAGGACGACCGTCGCGCCGGCGGCGCTAAACGTCTCACTCCCGCTGCCGCCGTCGACGAGCAGGACGTGGGAGAAGCCGGAGCCGGCGAAGACCTCGAGGGCCGTGCCGACATCCGAGAACTTGACGACCGAGAAGCCCGACCCGGTGAAGATTTCGAGGGCGGTTCCGGCGTCGACGAACCGAACAACTGACGCACCGCTGCCGGAGACGTTCGGTCCCTGGACCGACAGCAGCAGCGACATCTTAGTAGCTCGTTACTTCAGCCCACGAGAAGTCGATGTAGACCGACGAGCCGGCCGCCGCCCCGAGCAGCACCCGATTTTCGATCTCGATCCCCTCGTTGGTTGCGAGCACGAACGGGTGCGTTCCGTTGACGTCGTCGAAGTTATCCGTCAGGACCGCGATGCGCTGTGCTGGATCAGCAAACGCCAGCGTCAGCCAGAGTGGGGTCTGCCCGATTGCGCCCCCATCCTTCACGAGCGAGCCACCCGTCATACCGGCGGCCACCCCCGCGATCGTCACGCCGCGAATGAGAGCGGCGCCTGGCGCGGCCGCCATCGATGCCCGTTTCACGGAAGCTACCGGTGTCACGGTGTTCGTGGTGTCAACGGCGGAGAAGGACGTAGCCTTGAATACGTCGAGAGAGTCCTCAATCGCCGCCGTATGCGCCGCAGTCTGGAACCACTTGATGACGAGGCGCGTCGGCACGATCAGATTCGGGCCCGGGTTACGGACCTCGAAGAGTCGCGAGTTGGCCGCCTGTGCGGCGACAAGCGCGCATCGATGATTGACGCGGTAGTGCCCGAGGGCGCCGTAGACAATCGGCTTGACGCGCACGGCGGCCGCGAAGTAATTCGCGTCGACCTCCAACTGCGACGTACCATCACGACCGAGAACGCGGTGTAGCCAACTCATGGATTCGTACTCCAGAAGAAATGTACGTTGAAGAAACCTACTCCGAGCGCCGCCATCGGTTGTGCGGTGATAGCGAATTGTCCGGGGGCGCTAAATTTACAGTTCAGGGGGCACAGGGCGGCGGCTTCCTCGTGCTCGTCCATCCCGTTGCCAGAGGCGGTATCCCCGTGCTGAAACCAGGCCTCAATGTGCGACGTTGCATCGAGACCCGTCTGCCCCGTAACAACCGCACCCGCTTCCTCACTCGGTGTTCCCGTGAAGAAAAGCTGAATCGTTCCGCTTCCGCTCGCCACTAGTTACTCCACGCCCAATGCACTTGAAATGTACCAATCCCCAGGATCGCGATGGGCATGGCTTTGATCTCGAAGGATCCGTCAACCGTCCACTTACAGGCCAGCGGGCAGAGCTCGCCGAATTCGGCGTGCTCGTCGATCCCGTTGGTGGCGGTCGAGTCCCCGTGCTGAATCCACGATTCGATGTGCGTCGTTGAAATCAACCCCGCCTGTCCCGAGACGACGACGGTCGCCTCCTCGGAGGGCGTGGACGTGAAGTCGAGGATGGCCGTTCCGACGACCGCCATTACGTGATATCCAGGTGGTACGCGGTGACCGAGACCTTCGCGTGAATCTGGATCAAGACGGTGTTGAGGTTGATATCCGCCCCCGCCGTGCCGACGGCGACGTCGAGGATGCGAACGCCGGCGGCGGTCACGAAAGACGCCCAAGTCGCCGTGCCGGTTGCGTTCGCGTCCGTGTCGTCACTGATCGTGTTCGCGACGATGCTGCCCCCCGCTCCAGCGGCGAAGGCGGTGGCGGAGAGGGCGAGTTCGGCCAGCACATTCTGCCCGCTCAAGGCAGTATCGGGGCCGGCCGGCTGCGCCCCATCATAGAGGCGGAGGAAGCCAGAGGCGCCGACCGCCGTCGTCAGCTGATCGAGCATGGCGTTTGCCGTGCTCTGCTTGATGTGCGGATTCTGGGCCACAGGTTACTCCGGCTTCTCGTGGGCGATGACGACGCGGACGGTCTTCGTCCCCTTCCCGTCGGTAGCCGCGTTCGTACCCGCATTGATGCCGGCCTCGAGCGAGTGCTTCTCGCGCTGAATGTCGGCCTGCAGGTCCTGCTGCCGTATCTGGAGCTGCGATGTCGCCTCGATTTGCAGGCGTTGCATCTCGACGGTCGCCGCGAGTTTCGACACCTCGAGTTGGAAGTCCATCGCGATCTGTCGCTGGTCGAGCGCATGATCGGCCGCCATCTTCTGCAGTTGAATCTCGAGGGCGTGAACCTTCGCGGCCGAGTCGGCTTGCTGCTTCTCCATCTTGAGCTGCGTCTCCTGCGCCATTTGCTGCACCTTGGCGTCTGCCTTCGCCTTCTCGCCTTGGGCGATGAGCATGTTCGGGTCACCGGTCGGCTGTGGCGGCGGCTGCCAGTTCGCCGGAACATCCTGCACGTAGGCCTCGGCGTCCATCCGACCGCGGAGACGCAACATCTCGACGAGAACATCACGGTAGTTCTTCGGCGAGAAGACGGGCTGATTGAGGCCAAGCTGGCCGAAGGCCTGCTCCATCCGCGTCGCCAGGTCGGCCATCGTCTCATACTTCTGCTCGTCGAGGCCGCCGCCGATGGCGACGTTCACGACGACGTCGAGACCGGTCTGCCATGACCGCGGGTCGTACTCGGCATACTCCCCGTTCGAGAGGCGTGCCATCCGAGCCGGCGCCTGGTTCTCGACGAGCAATTCGATGATGAGGCGGAAGAGCGGCGCCACGCCCATCTCCGCAAAGATACGCGCGATGGATTCGATATGCGCTTGTGCCGCGGTAATCGCCGCGATGGCGGCGGTGCGCGTAGTCGACTGGAGCGAGCCGGCATCCATCGCCGCCATATCCTTTGACACGCCCGTTCGACGTTCCTTGACGTCGCGGTAGAAGTCGAGGACGGCGAGGGCCTCACGGCCGACGAAGTTGTGCTCGATGGCCCAGACGGAGCCGGGGGAGCGCGCCCGAATGGGGGCACCGATCTCGGTCGCCATGATGTCTTCGAGATTCGCGTCCCCGTCGACATAGCCGAGCCGCGGATTGATCGACAGCGCGAGCGAGTCGTTCATCGCACGCGCGATCGACGACATGACCAGCTGCAGGTCCATCGTGTAGTCGGAGAAGCCCTGCCCGACGATCGTATGGGGTTCGGGATCGGGGCAGATAACGGCGAACGGCCGGCGGGCGCAGGGCTCGTTCTCGATGACGTGGTAGGCGGGTCCGAGGGTGACGATCTTCCGGAGCTCGGCGATGCCGTCCCCGTCCACGTCCATGAAGGGATAGGACTCGATGTAGAGCGCCTTCTGGGTGGCAATCGGGCCGATCGCGGACGTATCCGGCTTCACGATGTGCTGTCGCGCGATCTCTTCCTGATTCATGTCAAGGGAGACGTCCTTGAAGGCCCACTCCTCGATCGTGTCCTCGTCGACGCCGATCGCCAGGAGCTGCGACCGCGTCAACTCCGTCCGATGCGCAACCATCAAGGCCACGCCCGGCTGCGAATGATCGTCGGCGACCGTTCGCGCCCCGCGGGTAAAGAGGTACTCCTCGGGGGGCAGGGGGATGAGCCGGATTTTGCCTTGTCGGCGGGTCCGGGTGAACTCGACGTCAAAGAGCGGCTGGCCGGGGGTCGACAGCGCGCTGCGCCGCACCTCATCCGTCCGCACTTCCTCGTCCTGCTGCAGGAGGATGACGGCCTGCGCCGACAACCCCGTGGACTCGTATGCGCGCGTGTCGACCGTATCGTCGTACCAGCATTTGACCACGCCGAGCCGCTTCACCAACGCATCCTTGAACCACGACCACAGCGTGAGGAACCAGCGATTGTCGACCTCGAGGACGACCTTGTTGACGTAGTTCGTCGCGTCCTTCGCCATCTGCACCTGCGTCTTGTTCGTCGGCCCGTACTCGACGGCGCCCTTCGGCCCGGTGAACATGCGCATCAACGACGGCATGACGTAGAGAACGCCGTCGCGGAGCTCGGTCAGGACGACCTTCGATCGCCCCTCCTGCTCGTTGCCGAACGGTTCGCCCTGGTAGTACTTCGTCGCCAGCGCCCGGAAGGGGGAGAGCTCCTGGTCCACGTACTCGATCGCGTCCCACAAGAGCTTGTGCACCGCCGACTGGACCTCGCCGTCGGACATGGGCACGGCGTCGGCCTTCACCTCGGGCGCGGACTCGCCCTGCGCGAAGACGCCGCCGTCGGCGTCCCCGTCGCGGTCGCTCGGCGCCTGCCCCACGACGCCAGTATCGGTATCCTGCGGTTGCACCGAATGGGCGCCCGTCTGGACGTCGCGGTTCGTCGCCTGGTTCGGGGCCGATCCTTGGCCCCCCACACGCACCTTCCCGCCCCCCTGCGCGGTGACGCGCAGCTCGGCGGTATTCCGGTCACGGAGGACGTCGCGCTGGACCTTCTTGTAGTTGGTGACGTCCTGGTCGCGGTCCTCCATGAGGAGGCCGCCGCGGGTCCGGTTCCGGCGCAACTTATCGCGGGCGGTGATGCCCTGGCCTTCGTCGGCAGGGGAACGCATGAACGCAGTCGGCATGTTAGACCAATCCAGGGAGGGGGCGAGCGATCTTGGACCGCCACGACGTCGGGGCGGAACCGCGGAGGAGCGTGATCTCGTCCGTGGCCAGCGTCAGCAGGAAGGCGTCGGCGATATCGGGAGACCGAAAGCCGCGCTTCTTCAGTTCGTCCTTCGCCTCGGCCATGATCTTGTTACCCTTGCCGGGGCGATACTTGTACTTGGTGCGGGTCAACTCGCCGACGAGGTCGTCGCCACTTGTCGGCTTTCGATAGTACTCGGGCAGCGAGCCGTCCAGCCCTTGAAACCATTCCTTGCCTTTGAACCAGAGCTCGGTCCGCAAGTTGACGTACTTGTCTTCGTTCACCGTCGCGGGCGACTCGCCGACATTGATCCCGCGGACAGGAAGGCCGAGCTCGCGCAGTCGATCGACGACGCCGGACCCCAACCCGATGACATCGACGTTGATCTGCTCGGGGCGCAGCGGCTGCGGCGTAGTGTCGTACTCGAGCTTCACCTTTGCCGCGATCGCCATCAGATCGAGGCCGGCCCACCAGCGGATCGGCTCGATGAGTTTCTTGCCCTGGCGTTTGGCGAGGGCCGAGCGGTCGGACCCGAAGCGGGCCACGTCCAGCCCCCAGACGACCTTCGTCGTCGGCGAGGGCGTGATGTCGCGCCCAATCGCGGAGGAGACGGAGGCCCACGAGATGATCGTGTCCGAGTCCGTCGTCGGAAATTCGCCCAGGATGCGGACGCGATACTCGTTCGACTCGAGGCCCCACGACTGCTCGACAAACTCCGCGTACTCCTTCGAGACGCCCGGCACCGTGAGCGAGTTGACGTGGAAGCGCTTCCACTTTTCGCCCTTCGTATGCGAGTCAAAGAAGAAGCCCTGCCCCTTCAGCGGGTTGCCGGCGAGCAACATCGTCGCGAGCTCACCCGACATCGAACCGCCGGCGGACTCGAAGATTTTGTTGGGCACCCCGGAGGCCTCGTCGGCGATCAAGAGGACGTTCTTCGAGTGCACGCCCTGCAGGGCCTCGGGCTGCTCGGGGCGCGCGGTCGCGATGGTGATGTAGCTCTCGGACGGATACGCCCGATGCTCCGCCCGATCGTGGCCGATCATCACCATATCCTGCATCCACGGCTGCTTCAGGCGGGAATGCCACACTTTGAAGTCGGCCCAGAGCACGTTGAAGAGCTGCTTCTCGGTCGGCGCGGTGATGGCGGTGCGCTGCGGGAAGCGGCACAGGATGTGATGCAAGGCCGCCCAAGAGAGCCAGGTCGACTTGCCGACGCCGTGACCGGAGCGGATGGTAATGTAGCGCTCGCGCGCATCGTAGGCGGCGGCGGCGTCAACCTGCCAGTCGTAGGCCTTTCCCCCGTCAAGGTGTCGCGCCGCGTCCAGACACTCGTAAACGAAGAGCATCAGGTCGGGGCTGTAGCGCTCGGCGAAGGCCACGAGCGGATTCTTCTCCGCCCCTACGGCTCCCACTCGATGGCTCCTTCCTCGAACGACATTACTGGCCGTCGATCTCGTGCGGCGTCGGGTCGAAGAGGTGGTCCAAGATCACCTGCCCGCCCCCGTCGGAGACGTGCAGGCCGATGACGCCGCCCGGGCCCACCGGTGAGCGAAGCCGGATCGGCGCAACCCCCGTCGAGAGCAAATACGGCAGGGTCGCGAGGTTGTGCGAGTGGGTGACGTAGACGCAGCCGTGGTCCTCGTGGAGGGCCTCGTCGATCGTTCGCCCGAGCTCCTTCCCCCAGACCGCAAGGAATTCGCCGACCGACTGCGACGACCCGGGCGCCTTCGCCCAGAGTCGCGACTTCAAGTCGGACATGACGCCCTCGATCTCCTCGTCCTTCATCCCCTTCAGTGTGCCCACGTCCATCGGCCGGAGCCCCTTGCGCTCCGTGTTGGGTTTCTCGATGCCGAGCTGCTGCCGGATGATCTCGGCGGTCTCGGACGCGCGGGCGAGATCGGACGAGTAGACCTCGCCGATGCCGACCTTCGCGAGGTACTCGGCGGCGGTCTTGGCGTCTTCGCGACCTTGCGCCGACAGTCCGCTATTTCCCCAGCCGTGCACCCGCCCTTGTTCGTCGATCGGCGTGGTGCCGTGGTGCACGAGATAGAGACTCGTGGCATCGCGCTTCGTGTCGACGTGGGCCATTAGCGGATTTTCACTCGAACTTCCGAGCGGGGCTCGTGGCCGACAGTCGGCTGAATCTCCTGCTCGAGGAGGAAGGTCGCGAAGGCCTCCTCCGATAACGACTCTTCCGAGATCGCCTCTTGGAGCAGGCGGCGGCGCCGCGCCCGTCCGCCTTCGCGGTCGGGCTGCTGTAAGTCCTGGCGGATCAGGGACATCACGTACTCGCTTTCTTGGCGGGGGCGCGGACGCAGGCCCACACGCTTCCGGCCGGGTGCCAGTGGCCGTCGGGGAACATCGCCGGGACGATCCCATAGACCTCGCCGGCGACGAGCCAGGCGATCTGCTTCGCAAGGACGTGGCACATCGCGGCCAGGACGTCATCTTGGCTGACGGGCGGGTTCGTCGGGTCGATGAAGCCGACCGTGCCGATCAGGGTCTTGTGGAGGTCGGGACAGCCGGTGATGGGAGAGCCCGGCAACAGCACCTGCGCGTCGACGACGACCGTATCCCCCTCGACGTGCCCGTACAGGCAGGCAATGTCCTGCGACGGCTTCGCCGCGTTGTGCCACTCGATGGCGAGCTGGCGTGCCACGCCGGAGTCGATCGCGATGGGAGTCTGCCCCGCCAGCGTGGTGGCCCAGGTCAGGAGGACGGCAAGTACGGAGCGCATGGGTTACCTCGTCTGGCGGATGGCGGCCACGCGGGCGGAGTCCGCCGCCGGCAGCACGTCGAAGTCGGATTGGAAGGCGTCGAGGACGTCGTAGTTGCAGTACGCGCTCGTCAAGGCCTGCTGGCTTTTACAGGTCGCAAACCGGTAGGCCACCGTCTTGTGCCACAGGAAGATCGCCTGCTCACCCTCGAAGAGGCCGAAGGCGCCCGTGCTCGGCGTGAAGGCCCACACGTAGTGATGCGTCTGCGCGTTCTCCAGCTTGACACGGTACGTGACCGTCCCGTCGCACTTATGCAGGGCGGCGGCGAAGGCGCCGCAGGGGTCGTCGTATTGCCAGTCCGCCACGATCTCGGCGATGGAGCCGACGAGGATCCCGTCGGCCCGCGCCACGTTCTCCGCGGCAGCCTTCCACTCCAGAGCCGTCGGCTCGTGCGGAGGCATGGGAATGAGCTGGGGGGTTGGCCCCACAAAGCACGCCGCCAGCGAGAGTAGTGACAGTGCCACCACAGTGCCCCACAACGTGCCCAGGACGCCCCAGGACGAGTTATCTCTCACAGTGCTGCCTCCTATCGGGTTTCGGCGAGGGACCCTCAAAAATTTTCGAGGGGTGTCACCTTGCGCGTTCCACCACCCCCCGTCGATCAGATGGCCCCCCCCGGGGGTCTCCGAGGCCGCCAGTCCGCCAGTTCGCCAGCCTGACACACAGCGTAAGCGACGAGGACACACGGACTTACAAGTCCTTACACGTCAGTCAGGCAGATTGCCGGACTGTCTCATTGTCAGTCAGGCAGATTGCCAGACGACGAGGACACACGGACTTACAAGTCCTTACACGTCAGTCAGGCAGATTGCCGGACTGTCTCATTGTCAGTCAGGCAGATTGCCAGACTATCGTGCATTCTGCCTGGCACGGTTCTTGCGGGGACGCGGAATTGCCAGACTCGCGATCTGCCGGCCAACCCTCAAGCCTGGTAGAACACCTCGACGCCAAGCGAGCGATCCCATGCGCGTGCGATGCACACACCTACGAGCTCACTCGGCTTGACCCATGCGAGCGAGCCGCTCTTGAACTGGAAGCGCACGTTACCTGCTTGCTGCTGTATTTCGTCGTACGTATACGTGTACGGCGAGCACCCCCACTCGTTCATGGCCTCTCCTCGTAACGACAGCGTCGGTTCATGCAGCGCCACACGGGCCCGATCTCGTCGATGAAGAGCTCCATCGGCGACCCACACGTGGTGCGGAGGCAGCGCGGCGGCGCGTTCTTGTTGAGGTGATACTCGGGACCGGACTGACTCGGCTCCCACTCCGCCGCATCATAGTCCCGACTCTCCCACGGCATCCGCATCGAGTGTTGCTCCACAGGTGACACACCACGCCCCGTGCGCAGACGCGCGATGTCCGAAGGTTTCACACCATGTCTTCTGGACCACACTGTCAGACGCTTGCGTTGGCCGGCGCCAATCACCTTTTGGCATTTTCCCCCTCCGCAATCTCGAGCAGGGCGAGCTCGAGCGCGCGTGTGCGCTTCTGCTCGGCTGCGTGTACGGACTCTCGCCGCAGCGCACGCGCGTAGGCGACGCTGGTCTCACACACAACGAGCCGCAGCTGCTTCTCGGTGAGGCGCAGCGTCGGCTCATTAGACATCAAGAACGACACGCTTCTTCGAGCGTGCCGCCGCATGGAATTGCTTGGCAACATTCAGACCGCGATGCGCGCTCTTACGGCTCTCGAGCTTCGCCTGACGCGCCGCGGTCGGGAGCTCGACATCTCCGTCGAAGCGCACGCCTCCGGCGATGCGATGCGCAGGCGACACTTCGTTCTGCTCGTTGCGAGTGATGATGGTTCGCTTCTCGGCCACGTTCAACCCTCGAGGATGGAGAGCGGGGCAGCGCCCCTTGTTCTATTGGCGCGGGCGCGCGTAGACTGCGGCGCTGCCCGTACGCTCTCGCGCTTTACAGACCCTTGGTGCTCGCGTAGTCGTGGAGCCGTGACTGGGACATCTTCGTCACGCCACGGTTCCGCTTGTAGACCTTGCTGGGCTCGTGTTCGGCGATCGCCATCAGTTGGCGCTGCTTCGTCGAGACCGCCGGGTCGATATGCATGTGCTTGTGGTCGACGTTCTTGCCGCGTTGCCTCTCGAGCATCGACTGATACTCGGACGCCTCGGGCATGTCGCCGTCGATGTGCATGTGCACGACGCCGCGGCTGTTGGCGACGGACGGGCGCGTCATGGCATCACCCCGCCGGTACGGATCGCGCGCTGACGGGCGAGGTTCGTCCGGGCTTGCTGCACGAGCGGCGTATTCTCGCCGACGAGCGAGTTGCCAGGGTCATGCTCGGCAGCGTACAGCTGCTGCTCGCGATACGCTTCGCCCGGCGACTTCGGGGCGACGGTCGTACTGTCGTCCCCCTCCGGGTTGAAGACTTCGTGTGCGGCGTGATCGACGTTCTTGCTGCGCTGCGCTCTGAGCAGGGACTGCAGCTCGGCGGCTTCCGGCATCGCCGGGTCGATATGCATGTGCTCGACGCCGCGACTGTTCGCTGGTGACGGACGAGACTGCCGCTCGCGGGCCATGTTAGTTGCGCCCACGCGGACGAGATACGTGCTTCAGACTGATCGGGAACGTCTTCGCCAGGTCGGTGCCGCCATGCTGCGCGGCCTTCTCCGGCCCACCACGCGAGCTGATCGTCCCGCCCTTGAGGTTGGGTTTGGAGACGTGCTGCCCGAGGTCGACGCCACTACCCTTGTTGAACGGATTGGCTTTGGGGGACGCGCCGAACGAGCGGGGCACGTTGTAGCGCTTCGCGTCGGCCGGGGAATGCAGGTGGCCGGTGGAAGCCTTCTGAGGGATACTGTCCTTCTTCGCCATCGAGGTTACTCCTCGGAAACGGGTACTGCTGGTTCGCTCGCGGCCGGCAAGCTCGGCCCACTCGTAACGTGTGCAGGGACGGCGATCGCGCGCGGTGCCTGTTGTATCAGTGCCTGGATGTGGAGCTCGCCGATAGAGATCGGCGCGTTCGCCGGTTTCTCCTTCGGCTCCCCAAACCGCTGGCGGTCATAGACGCCAGCCAGCCACCGACGATGGGCGACACGCTGCGACGCCTTCTGAATCGCGTCGCGGTCAAGCGGGACGTCGTCGATGATGTCGAGACTCTCTTCCGCGATCTGTTCCGCGAATGACTCGTTCGCGAGCTGCAGCGCCTCGGCAAACTCGGCCGACTCCTTCGCCGCGCTCTTGATCATCGTATAGATGAACTGGTTCGAGCAGCCGACATCCTTTGCGATCGTGCGCCACGTCTCGCCGGAGGCGCGGCGCTCGAGGATACCCGCCCACCCGCCGAGGTTCTCGTTGATGTGCTTCAGCCACGCTTCGCGTTTTGGTGTGCCAGCCACTGGCCCCCTCGGTCCTTGGTGACGTATCTCTGCTCGGTTGAAATATAGTGTCAGTGTCAAGACACTGATAGCGGTGGGGCAGGGGCGGCCGAGTCAGCCAAGTCTCTTGTGTGTCTCTGGGGGTGTTTTCGTCGTAAGCCAAGTCTCTTGTGGGTCTCCGGGGGTGTTTTCGTCGTAAGCCAATTCTCTTGTGTGTCTTTGGGGGGATAGTGGGAAGTAGTCAGCCAGTTTTCCCCTCGTGGTTGACCCGCACCTTTTCGTCCTCTATTCAGGACAGAATGCCGTAACGCATTGAAAACCTCTAGTGTTACGCAGTCTTGAGCACAAAATCAACGACTTAGCCCCTACTGCAACATCTTGCACTGGGGGTCATAACTCCTTTCTTCCCAAGGGGTAGGAACCGATGACGGGGAGTCTCCCCCCAGGCCCCTGTTAGACAGGGGGCCCGTGGGATCGACCCTGGTCATTCGGCTAACTCGTTGCAGTACATAGAGTTATGTGGTTCCCGATTGGTTCCCGATTGGTTCCCGAGCGGTTCCCGACGGGAACCAGAGCACAAAAATCAACGACTTACGAGGTTTTCGGACGGGAACTTCATGCGGTGTAACATCTTAGACCGCTTTTTAGGCTTTTGGTTCCCGACGGGAACCAATCGGGAACCAGAACAAACCTGCTCCGGTCCGCTTCTAGTGTGTCGAAATGACACTCCCTTGAACTTACTGACTCGCGGGTCAGAACGTGTTGCTGTTGGACCTTGCGCGGCCGGAGCTCCAGGCATATCTTCCTCTCGTACCCTAACGGAGCGGAACAATGGCAAAGAGACTCACGGTAGAGCAGCACCTGCGCAACGCCCTCGTCGACTTCGTGAAGGCCCGCGAGACCGAGTCGGGCGACGGCGCCCTGGACATCCAAGTCATCGTCGAGGACGTAATCCGCGAACTCCGCGCCCGGAGGGCCGCATGAGCGTGAGCACGAAGCGGCAACACCGGCCGGTCGATGTCCGGATCGAGCA